GGACGACCCGCCGCTTGGGTCTGACGAATCCTCGAGCGGGGAAGACTGCCACGCCGGGGACGACTTTAATTGCCGGTGTACGCCGTCGCCTGTGCTTACCGAAGACGCGGCGGACCAAGACGTAGCCGATCAGGACGCCGAAGAAGTGCAAGCAGAGGCAGCATAAATCCTTTGTAACCGTTGCGCAATTGCCGTTCAGTTGATATACTGTTGAGTATGGCACCACCACGTCGGACGCACTGCAAAAGAGGCCATTTACTCGGCGCTGACAACGTTTACAAGTCGTCGGCCGGCGGTCGTCGCTGTAGGCAGTGCGGCATGATGCGGTCCAATAAAAGATATTGGGACAAGGAACGCCTCGACCCTGAGCGGTCTGCGCGGCTCTTTAAGGCGCACATAAAAAGCCGATACGGGATGTCCCATGAGGACTACGACCGTATCTGGCTAGAGCAGGGCGGTCGGTGCCCGATCTGTGAATCCGATCTTGTTAAGGACCACAAGAAAACGGTTCGCGGGCGGGCAAGGATTGACCACTGCCACGCGACCGGCAAGGTGCGCGGGATTCTTTGCAATGAATGCAATCTTGCGATTGGGTTCTTCAAGGAAGACACGACGGCGATTAATCGAGCCGCCGCTTACCTAGCCAAGCACAGGGAGCCGCGACTTGAAACTCAAACAACTTCGGAGGACTCACGCTGATTACGACGCGGAACTCTTCCAAAAGTATCGCGATTTATTCGACGGCGGGCACGCGCTAGCGAAGAACGTCGAGAAGTACATCGTTCGCAATGGACAAGAGCCGCAGTTGGTTTACCAGCAGCGGTGTCAAGTAGCGAAAGACGAGTACGTTAATTACGTTTCAAGTATCGCTAACTTCTTTGCTTCTTGGTTGATGACCTCGAAGTTGCAGTTCAAGTCCGAGCCCGAAACCGTTGACGACTTCTACGACGAGTTCAAGGAAGACTGCGACGGCGACGGCACCGACTTTGAACATTTCATCTAATCGACCAGGTCGCGTACTGGCGTGTTGAGTTCCCGTCCGCTACCCCTGACGGCCTCGACCCCAAAGAACGCGCTGAGTGGGCTGCGGCGGGCCTTGGGCGCGGTGTTTTGGTTCACGTGCCGGCGGCTAGCGTTATCAACTGGTCAAAGGACGCGGACGGCTTCGTTTGGCTGGTCGAGTACAGCGCCGAGGTTGGCCTGCTCGAGCCTGAGGACGAGGACGAGACTACTACCGAGACGTGGACCATTTGGCGCCGCGATGGGCAGCACCAGCGGTTTCAGGTCGCGTACACGAAGAAGACCAAGCCGCCGGCGGACGCGGTTATCCCTGAATCTCCGATGGAGTCGAACCAGGGCAGCATCGAGGGCATTCCCTTCGTTTGCCTAGACCTCCCGAACGAGCTCTGGCTGATGAACCTGATCGCCGCGCCGCAGATCGCCAACTGGCGTAAGCGCGTTGGCCTGTCCTGGGCGATTGACCGTACCTGTTACGCGATGCCGGTCTTCAATGTGAAGAACCGCCGCAAGCCGCCGACCATGGGCGCTGGGTATTACCTGATTCAGAGCATCGAGGAGTCGGCATCGTACTTGGCGCCGCCGCCTGAATCGTACGGTGTCGTCAAAGATTACCTGTCCGACCTCAAGGACGAGATCCATCGCGTTGTGCAGCAGATGGCGCGTGGCGTGGACAACAATGCTGCAGCGGTTGGCCGTTCGGGTGACTCCAAACAGGCCGACGACCAGCAGACCGAAATCGTGCTGTCCGGTTTCGCTTCCCATATCAGGGACGCGACTGAACGCACGTTCGATATGCTGGCGGATGGGCGCAAAGAGGAAATCGACTGGTCGATTGGCGGCATGTCGACCTTCCACGTTACCGACATGACCTCGTTCGTGACCAACGCGGTCGCGGCGCAGGACATCAATATCCCGTCGCCGACGTACCATCGCGAGATTGCAAAGCGGGTTGTTCAGGGCCAGCTGCCTGACCTCGACGAAGCGGTCAAGCAGGATATCGAAGACGAGATTAACAAGAATCTCACCGATCAGGTCATCAAGGACGCGCAGATCGGCGTGCCGCAGCCGCCGCCTGATCCGCTCGCGGAAACGAAGTTGAAACTGGGCGTGGCCGACAAGTCGCCGCCCTTTACCAAGGGTGCGACGCCACCCGCTAAGGGCAAATAATGGCTCGCACTAAAAGCCTTGATATCGTCTACTTCGTTCCTACGCCGACGATTACCGCGGTTACCCCTACGGGCGGTGTTGCTGGCCACTATACGTACAAACTCGTCGCAGTTGACTCTGCCGGTGGCCTGACCGCTGCCAGCACCGGCACCGCGATTACGACCGGCCCGACTACGCTCGACGGTACGCACTACAACACGATTACCTGGACCGACGCGCTCAAGTCGGCCCATACCATGATTTACCGCACCGCTGGCGGGTTGACGCAGGGCTATCTCGGCACTGTCGCTGCTGGCGTTCAGACGTTCCGCGATGATGGCATTGTCGGCGACGCGTCCACCCCTTCGGCTGCCAACACGACCGGCTTCGGCGCGGCTGCGCCTACGATTGAACTGAGCGGCCTGTCCGCCGAGTTCGACGGCACGTTCACGGCCACGCTGCAGTTGCAGGGCAAGGTTAACCCGGCCGCGTCGTGGCAGTCGGTTGGCGCCGCCCAGACTAGCGCCGGCCTGCTTGACATCGCCGCGACCATTAACACGCTGTCGCAGGTTCGCGTGCACATGACCGCGTACACGTCGGGCGCGCCTGTCGTGGTCGTCGCGGGCCACTTCGAAGGCTCGAGCGAGGTCGTTGGGCTGCCGGCGCAGACCGGCAATTCCGGTAAGTTCCTGACCACGGACGGAACGTTGCCTGCATGGGCGACCGTGACGGTGCCGTCGCTGGGAAACTTCTCGTTTAGTGGCAACAGCGAAGTCGTGCCGGCTGGCGGCTCCATCGACACGCCTGGCGCGGGAACCATGAACATCGGCACCGCCAACGCGACCGTTCTTAACGTCGGCGTGGCGGGTGGCGCGGTTATTACCGCAACCAACGCCGTGACGCAGATTCGCGGCGCCAATGCATCCGATGCTACGATTTATCTGTCCGCGGCCGGCATCGGCGGCGCCGGTAAGATCGGCTTTTACGGGCAGACGCCTACCATTCAGCAGACCGGAGTCGCCGTCAGCGCCGCAGGTATTCACGCCGCGCTTGTCGCCCTCGGTCTGATTACCGCCTAGCAAAACTTTAACGTTTCCATTTTGGAAACGCACACGGCCCCGTCGAGACAGCATAGACGAGGTCGCGGTTTCACCTATGCCGCAGGCGCATTCAGCGTCAGGAGTATCAAATGGCAGATAACCAGGATTCGACCGGTTCCGACGACGAGATTACCGCTGACCAGAAACTGAACGCGGTGGTCAAGTCGCACCTTCGGCGCGAGCTCAAGGCGTTTAACGAGCAGTCGTCGAAGAATATGGAAGCGGCAATTGCAGCCGCGCTCGCTAAGCATGCCGAGGCCAATAAACCGGCCGAAGGCGATAAGGGCCGCGGCGCTGACGGTAAGTTTGCCGCCGGCGAGAAGGTCGATCCGCAGATCCGCCAGTTGATGCAGCAGCAGGAACAGATCGCGCGCGAGTTGAAAGACGAACGCGAGAAGCGTACCGCCCTCGAGGCCAAGGCCAAGAAGGACGGTTATCGCGCTGCAATGAAGGCTCCGCTTGAGGCCAAGGGCATCAAGGGCCGCAAGTTGGACGCGCTTGTCCTGCAGCTTGAAACCGAAGCATTGAGGGAAGACGAAAACGGTCTTTCGTTCAAGTCCGCCCGCAGTCGCACCAAGGACGGCCCCGTCGAAGAGATGGAGTTCTCCAGCATCGCCGAAGGCATTCAGGACTGGCTTAAGGGGTCCGATGCTCAGGAGTGGCTGCCCGCTCCGTCTGTTCCTAGTTCTAACCAGCGCGGTCAGGGTCGCCCTGCGCCGCAACAGGGACGCCAGCCGACTTACGACAAGCCGGCTCGTTCTGCAGAAGAAATGCTACGCCGCACGGCTGAACAGTTAGCCGCCCGCGGGGTTGATATCAACGAGGCCCTAAAGGGCGACTAACACGGCAGCGGAATTCTGCTGCTAGTAAACCAACAAGGATGACTAATGAGCACTACTAAGCAGACGCTCGCGCTCGTTCTCGACGCGCTTGCACAGAATTTCCGCCCTGAAATCGTTCGCCAGATGAACCGCCGCTCGGTTGCTCTCAAGGTTCTGCGCAAGCAGGCCGGTGCGGGCAAGAACGTTGCCTTCGACGTTGAGACGGACGGCATGACCGCCGAAGTCTTCACCGACGGCGACGACGTGACCGCCTATTCGCCGGATCCGGTCGCGCCTGCGGTGCAGACGTGGGCCCATTACCGCGCCAACTTCATCGTGACCGACCTCGCGATGGCGGCTTCTTCGTCCTCGCTGACTCCCCAGGGCCTGATGGGCCTGTGGAGCCGCAACATGATGAACGCGGCTACCAAGCTGGCGTCGACCATGAACGCGGATGTGTTCAGCGGCGGCTCGACCAACGAACTGATCGGCCTCGACACCGCGCTCGACGACTCGACCACCTACTACGGTATCACCCGCTCGGGTTCGGATGCGTGGTCGGGTAACGTGATCGACCCCGGTTCGCCGACTGCGGTTTCGCTGTCGGATATCCGCAAGGACATCAACAGCACCATCTACAGCCGCTGCGGCGAGCAGCCCGACCTGGCCCTTTGCAGCCCGGCCGTGTTCAACACCCTCGGCGACCTGTTCACCGAGCTCCGTCGTTACAACCAGCCCGTCACCTCGATGTCGAACGGCGCTGAGCTTGACGCGTCGGTTGGCGCCCTGTCGTTCGAAGGTTGCACCTTCATCAAGGACAAGGACGCGACTGCGGATCAGATTTACTACCTGAACACGAACTACGTGTACTTCGAGTATCTTCCCCAGGACGATGCCACCATCGGCCAGAACACCGAGCTCGACGACGGCCACGGCCCGATTCCGCTTGGCGCCCGCTTCAAGAAGCTTGCGACCACGGGCTCTGCCGAGAAGGCGACCCTGCAGGCGTTTGCGCAGCTCGTTGTCGAGCGCCCGAATGCGTGCGGCCTCCGCAAGAACGTTCTCACCTCGTAGTTAGTTCTCCAACATCTCCCACGCCTGCCGAGTGCCGGAACAGAGCATCTCCAGGCGTGGGGATTCTTGAACGACTAACCATAACGCAGCAATCACAACAGATAACAAAGGCCCCAAAAATGGCTATTGTGAAGCGTAAGTTCTCCCCTCAGATGCAGACGTTGGCCGCTCAGGTCAACACTGCTCGTAACGCCGCGGTCGGCGCGAACATCCATCGCGACGCATCGGAGCGCATCGTTACCGCCGCGACCGCGAACAGCCCGTCGACCGCGGTTACACTGGCGAACGACATCCGCCGCATCTACGCGTTCCATGCCGCTGACGACGTTGCCCACAAGGCTGCCGACGGCACCAACGTGACCGCGCTTGCCGCCTGTCACGACGACACGACCTGCATCGCGCTGGTTCTCGCGCTCGCGCTCGCGTACGAGGCGCATCGCGTTAGCACCTCAGTGCACGATAACGCCGATTCGACGCACTCGCTGACCTCGACCACCGTGACCACCATCGGCCAGGCCGAGACGGTTGCGACCGATATGAAGGCGAAGTTGAACCTACACCTGGCCGCTGCCCTCGCCGGCAAGTCGGTTCGCCTGGTGAAGGCGTGATCTTCCACGCGCACGTAGCGGATCTGAAGTTCGACATCGCGGGAAAGCGTTACATCGTTCCCAAAGAGTCGAACGTCGAAATTCCCGACGCGTACGCGGTTCTTGTTAAACGGCGTGGTCTTTTGCTCAAGGAAGGACCTGCCGAGGCTGCGCCGACTGCTGCGCCGATTAAACCGGTTGCTGCTAGACGGCGCCGGCCACCGATGACTAAGAAGCAGGCAGCCGAGGTCCGAGCCAACGCGCGCGAAATGCGTGCCGAACTCGCTAGCCTTACCGGCGAAATCAGCGACGACGACGATAACGAGGAATAGGGATGCCCGACTTTAGCGCCGACGAAAAAGTCGCCGTCCGAAACTACCTCGGGTTCTCTGAACTCTACCACGACCTCGACCCGCGCCTTGAGAGTCAGTTGTCCGGCCTGTACGCGCGTTCGCCTGAGTCGGTTGACTTGGTTCGGGTGCGGCTGACCGAACTCGCGGACATTCGTACCCGTCTCGGCCTCGCACTCGATAACCTCGACTTGGTCCAGGCCGAAGACGTGACTTTCCTCGGGCCGATGCAACTCGATGCACTGCGCGATCATGGGCGAATGCTGATTCAGTCGATCGCTATCATGTTCGACTTGGTTCCGCTGCGTGACGTGTTCGCTACCTATGGCGATGACGGCTACGGCGGACCGGTTCCGATCGGGTAATCATGTCCATTCGTGACCGGATTCTACCCAAGATCAACAAGGCCAGGACCATCGTCCAGAACATCGGCCTTAGACGATACGCGGTAACGCTGCGTCGTCGCATCTGGTCAGGTTCGTACGTGGGCGACGGCTCGGTCACAAACGAGGACATCGTCATTACGCCGACCCCGCGTGTGCGTAACTCGTTCACGTCCAAGGGCATGGCGCCGCAAACGCTGGAGTACATACTAGCGAACGGGACCGTGCTGCTAGACCGGCTGTACACCATCGACAAGATCACGCCGGCGTTCACCTATCAGGGCGCTGACGGCGGTTACAACTCGGCGCACCTTCGCATGCGGCCGAGTCCCGACGTCAAGAACGTTGACCCTGTCGTTCTGCTAGTCGGTGACGATGGCTATCTGCGCGAGTGCGTGCAGATGTCGCTCGAGCAGGACCGCGCGTTCGGTTACAAGATGCTGGTTCATGAGTCGGACCGGCCCCGGGTTGCGCTTGCGTCGATTGCCTTGACGCCTGACGCGCCTACGCTGGCCGTAGATGACGTTTTGCAACTCGCCGCCATCGGCACCTTTGAAGATTCTGCAACATCGCAGGTAACGCCGCTGTGCGTCTGGACGTCCTCTGACGCGACGGTGGCAACTGTAGACAGCCTAGGCCAAGTCACCGCGATTGGTTCTGGGACTGCAACAATTTCGGCATCGCTCGCTGGCTCAAGTGCTGCCGACGTTGTCACCGTTTCATAAGAGGTATACATGTCATTGCAACTATCGGTCGCGGTACGTAACGCGCGCCTTGATGCAATCGAGACTACGGTTGGCGTTTCGGCCGTGCTCAAGATTCTCAGTGGTTCTGCTCCTGCTAACTGCGCTACGGCCAATAGCGGCACCGTGCTTGTTACCATGTCTCTGCCGTCAGATTGGATGTCGGCCGCGGCTTCTGGTTCTAAGGCGATGTTGGGCACGTGGCAGGACACTAGCGCCGACGCGGCCGGTACTGCTGGCTACTTCCGCATCTACGCGAGCGATGGCACGACCTGCGGAATGCAGGGCACTGTTACCGCTACGGGTGGTGGCGGCGACCTGACGCTGGACAACACGAACATTGCGGCGGCGCAGAGCGTTACCGTGACGTCGTTCTCGCTGACCGACGCGAACTCATAACCATGGCGACTTACGCCATTGCCTTCCAGTCGGCCGCAGCGCTGACTGGGGCGCCCTATGCGGCGTTTCGGGCGCCTACGCGTAACAGTAAGATCCGCGAAATCGGACTGTCCTGTAACGCTGCCACGGCGTCTAACATCTCGCTGTTCCGCAATACGAATGCCTCGTACGCGGCTAGTACGTCAACGTCGGTTGGTCAGCAGTTGAACCCGGCTGACGCGGCGGGTACCTCGCTGGTCGATACGGCGTGGTCGGCGGCTCCTACGATTACCGCAGCGAGCCGCATTCGCCGGTTCACGTTGCCGGCGACCATCGGCGCTGGCCTGGTGTGGGTGTTCCAGGCTGGTCTATGGGTCCGCAACGGCACCGCGACCGACGATCTTGTGATTTGGAACGAAGGCGGCTCGACCGGATCTGCCCTGAACGGTTACATCGAGTGGGAAGAGTAAGCGTGTGTCGGTTGCGTACGTTCAGCAAAACGCACTAGCTAACGCGTTCCAGCCTCAGGACCAGCCGACCATTGCCGACCTGTCGTCGGTAACGGTTCTAGCCGCTCCTGATGAC